GATTACCACCACGGTGTGCGCGTCATTGAAATTAGCGAAGGCACTCGCCCGATCCGCACTGTCAGTACGGCGGTGGTCGGGATGGTCTGTACCTCCGATGATGCTGACGCCACCCTGTTTCCACTCAATACCCCGGTATTACTCACCGATGTGCTGGCCGCCAGCGGCAAAGCCGGTGAAACCGGCACATTAGCCCATTCACTGGATGCTATCAGCGACCAAACCAAACCACTGACCGTCGTTGTCCGGGTGGCGCAGGGTGAAACCGAAGCTGAAACCACGTCCAATATTATTGGCGGAATAACACCGGATGGCCGTTATACCGGCATGAAAGCGCTGTTAGCGGCACAGGGTAAGTTTGACGTCAAGCCCCGTATTTTAGGGGTTCCCGGTCATGACACTCTGGCGGTATCCACTGAGCTACTCTCCATCGCTCAGAGCCTACGTGCCTTTGCCTACATCAGCGCCTATGGTTGCAAAACCAAAGAAGAGGCCATTATCTACCGCGATAATTTCAGTCAGCGCGAAGCGATGGTGATTTGGCCCGATTTCCTCAGTTGGGACACGGTCACTAACGCCGAAACCACCGCTTACGCCACGGCTCGCGCCCTCGGCTTACGTGCCAAGATTGATAATGATGTTGGCTGGCATAAAACGCTGTCTAACGTCGGGGTGAATGGCGTCACCGGTATCAGTGCGGATGTGTTCTGGGATCTGCAAAACAGCGCCACCGATGCCAATTTGCTTAACAGCAAAGATGTCACCACGCTGATCCGCAAAGATGGCTACCGTTTTTGGGGTTCCCGCTCCTGTTCCGATGATCCGCTGTTTGCCTTTGAGAACTACACCCGCACCGCGCAGGTACTGGCTGACACTATGGCCGAGGCCCATATGTGGGCTAACGATAAGCCGCTTACCCCGTCACTGGCAAAAGACATTATTGAGGGTATTCGCGCCAAAATGCGCGAGCTGAAATCATTGGGTTATCTGATTGATGGTGACTGCTGGTACGACGACAGCGTAAACGATAAAGACACACTAAAGGCTGGCCGCCTGTTTATTGATTACGACTATACGCCGGTGCCGCCGCTGGAAGATTTAACCCTGCGCCAACGCATTACTGATCGTTATCTGGCTAATTTCGCCGCCGCCGTTAACAGCTAAGGAGCGTAACTATGGCATTACCACGCAAGCTTAAGTTCCTCAATGTGTTCAATGACGGGAACAGCTATCAGGGGGTGGTTGAATCCATCACCTTGCCAAAATTAAACCGCAAATTTGAAGACTTTCGCGGGGGCGGGATGAATGGCAGCGCCAAGGTTGACCTGGGCCTTGCTGATGGGGCGCTGGACGTTGACTGGACGCTGGGCGGTATTGAGTCCGAGATCTACAAGCAATGGGGCGTGACCAAAGTCGATGGTGTGTTACTGCGTTTTGCTGGCTCCTATCAGCGCGACGATACCGGCGAAACCCACGCGGTAGAAATTGTCCTCCGTGGTCGTCATGAGGAGATCGACGGCGGTGACAGCAAACAAGGCGATAACAGCACCACAAAAATCTCCACAAAATGTACTTACTACAAATTGACATGGGATGGCGAAGTGCTGATCGAGATCGACATTGTGAACATGGTCGAAATGGTCAACGGCGTCGATATGCTGGAAGCCCACCGCCGCAACATCGGCCTGTAATATCACGGTGCGGATAACTCCGCGCCTTTACCCCTTATTTATTGGTAACCATTATGAGCAAGATAACCACTGTAGAGGTATTACCCGCGATAGCCCCTAAGATACCATCCAGCACCGTGCGCGACGGTAGCGCCACTGATACCGACTATCTGACACGCAACTCTGCGTCCATTTCTACCGGTTTACCCGGAGTTGCTCCTGTTGGGTTATTGACGCTTAACCAGCCCCGCGTCGGTGTTGCTATCTCATTCACTGTATTGGCCAGCGCAACAATTGCACCCGGTACAGAGCAAATGGCCGTTACGGTTGCCGTGCCGGCCAGACCAATAACCACGCTGGCCGGTAAATCCCAGCGAACGCTATCAGCATCACGTGCCGCGCCATTGGTTATCACTAGCCCGACGCTGCCAGTGAGCAGTAAATCGACTGTAGAGTTAGTTTCCTTATTGCGCTTAATACCGTTAATTTTCACATTACTGGAAAGCCCATTGCCGACTGCGGTTGCCGGAGAAAACGAGTTATATACCGCAATGGTGCTATTGTTAGCATCGTGAATTCCCAGCGCATACAGAGTGACCATTTGCCCATCTTTACTATCCGCATCCAAGTAACTGTCAGTGCCGTAAATCTCTTGGAAATAACTGACCAGAGTGCTACGGATAGTCTCAAAATCGGGCGCAGTTATCCCCGTGGCACTGACAATTGCATTCAGCCCTAACGTATCAAGGTTTAACATTTATGCCTCGCTGGTAACGTTTGTGATGCCGTAGATTGTGTCTATTGTTGCGGTGAAAGTGACGCGGCGATTATCGCCGTTGTAATTAGCCTCAAATTCAAATATCGAATTAACGCCCTGCGTATCAAGAATACGCTCACGGATAGCAAGTATATAAACATCAGACAGTTGCTTGCCGAGCACCGACTGGATATAAGGCGTACCCTCGGTTAAATCTAAAAACCACTGGCCGCGCCATAATTCAAAGCGGATTTTCACCGCCTGAGCGACCGCCTCCGGGGAGTCAATCAGAAAGGTGTTATCACCTTGACCGAATGTGTAGTCGCCGTTCTCGTCCTCTCTGCGATACCTCATATCGGCCCCCCGGTATCGCCGCCAGCCGTGACATCATTAGTGACAGTAATAGGGCCAAGCATATTGGCATTACCACCGCTTTCCCCCATCCCTTGACTGAGAGAGCCGTTTATCGTCACTGCCCCGTTTAGCACAATAGTTGGCGAAGTGATTTCAGTGCCACCCTGCGCATTAGCTATCAGCTTGCCTGATGTCTGCACGGTGACGGTGTGGTCTGTGGGGTTAATTTCAACATACGTACCACCATCATCACTGCGAAACTGCGCAGCGCTGGTGCTGATACCACTGATTTTCTTTGCCTGCGACTGAGGGCCAATAATGGCGAATGCATCAGATAAATCATGCTGACGGGAATCTACTGGTTCCTGAACACCGCCGTTCTGCCACCAGAAATCTATGCAGCGATCGGAGAATATCAGCAGGCACTCGTCTCCAGCTTTGACCGGGAATGTCAGTGTGCACCCACCGCCGCGTGGAAAAATTACAGGGACGTCTACCAAGAGAGGTAAGTCTGCTGATTCACTATCTCCAGACATTCCAGAATCATTACCTTTGATGGCGAGTAAAACGGTGCAGGTTACGGCGTCAGCATCGAATGATTGAATAATCCCTGGCATAGCAACTCTTAGCTGGGTAGAGATAGAATCAGCAATTGCTTGCGCAGCTTGCTGTTCACCACCGATTTGGGATTGAGTAGGGATTGGCATAAAAACTCCATAAAAAAACCCGCCAGGAAGCGGGTTTGGTTGATCGTTACAGTGGTTAGGTTCTAATTTGTGAGCCTCTTCAGCTCTTGCGCTACAGCATGCACATCATGAATTCCCTGCGCCGCTTCTACCACAAAGTCAGCGAAACCCTCTGTCGGAATTATGGGTGCACCATTCATATCCAGAAATACCATTGCTGATGCAACAGAAGTTCTTTTATTTGCATCATTGAAGCCATGCCCTCGAGCTATTGAAAGCAACAGCGACGCGGCCAGCACAAACAAATCACTTTCACCTTGGTATGCATGAAGGTTTTCAACGCGGGCCACCATTCCTTCAACAAGACCAATATCTCTGTATCCTGCCAGCCCACCATAAGACTCTAACTGACTGTCGTGGATGGCTATGACCTGCTCAACAGATAAGAAAAAAATCATTTATCTGCAAGTTCCTTGAACAAGGCCTGATTCTTTGGCTTGCCCATCACCCGAGCAAGAGACGCATCAAATTTAGCCTGCTGTAACTCTGCAAACTGCTCAGCAGTGATGACCACCATATCAGGAGCTGAACGGCGGGTAATCGTCACGGGCTGATTGACGGCGGTATCGAGTACGCTGGAAAATTTCTGACGAGCATCGGAAAAGGTCAGGGTGATCATCGGGGGCTCCTTGGACTGTTTCAAATTACTATCATCTTAATTGTACAACTAAGTTGATAGTAAAACCAGATCAAGCCGATATGAGATCGTCAAAAAGCACAATTGAGTGTGCTATTTAACCTTAACGCAGTCGTAAGTGGCATACTGTCACGGCGCATCCATGCTGGCTTGTAGCCATTGCGCGTTGAGGATAGTTTTTCCATCACGCCTTATGTACTCAATTCCAACCCAACGCCCTGGCTGGTCCGTAGCCATAGTCCACTCTACTTTGAAATTGTCGTAATCTTCTTTCTGCTTGAGGAATGTTACTTTTTGGGTTTCTGGCTTAGCTCCGTTTACACGGAACCATCCATCATTCGGCCCCGGAGTCACCAAATATGGCCCGCATTGGGTATCCGCAAAGCTTGAAAAAGAAAACATTAATACCGCGCCAGCAAGTATCTTCAACATTCAACTCATCCTATTTTTTGCAGCATCACTGACCAAATCACGAGTACCGCGCGCGAAGCACATCAAATCCATGTACCATTCCTGCCCTCTTGTATCACCAGTATAAGCGATGGCTTTCACGATATAAACGCCATCCGTCGCAATGCTCGCAGCTTGTGAAGTAGTATCATCTAACACACGATTGCCGTTTTCATCAATCTCCGAAATTCGGCTTGGTGACTGAGCAACCTCGTTGTTACCAATAGTCGTACGGTATACAGACGCCTGATCCAACTGAATAAGCCCGTTAATGCGGATGTTGGGGTTAATCAAGCAACGTACATTCACCCCCGCCCCCATAGTTTGCTGTGGCATACCAACAAGTCCGGTATCAGCGCTCAATACGATAGCTTCGTGAATATACTTATCTTCGGGAACCATCTGCACCTGCCCGTCCACCAGCGTACGTAAACAGCAACTCACAGACCAAGATATACAGCGGGCATGTTCTGAGACCGACAGAGCAATTTACCGAATGATACAGGGGCAAGACCATGAGAAACGACCACGATATAATCACGAAAGAGGAGATGATTGAGCTGACCGGTCATCACTATAAAACTAAGCAATGTGAATCTTTGCGCCGGGCAGGAATATTTTTTATTGAACGCCCGGATGGTCACCCGAAAACAACCTGGGGCCATTTTTTAAATCCCGTCAGTTTACGTGGCAAGCATGCAGAACAAGAGAAAGAAGAGCCCGATTTTGAGGCTATGAATAGTGGCAGGTAAACGTAAGAACGCCGCAGACAACTGGATGCCATCTCGTGTATTCCGAGGCCCTAGCGCTTATAACTTCAAACATCCGGACGGGCGTACGATAAGACTGTGCGCACTTGACTCTACCCAGGCGGATGTCTGGGTTAATTATGAGAAATATATTGATCAGAAAAAAGACCAGCCAACGCTAAATTCACTTGTTGAGTCTTTTTTCAGGTCGGTTGATTTTATTGATTTGGCAACAGAGACTCAGAAGGACTATCGGAAATACGCCATGAAATTACTACCGGTTTTCGGGGTCATGCACCCCGACAATATAAAGCCAGAGCATGTCAGAAAATACATGGATAAAAGAGGGTTGAGTAGCAGGACACAAGCAAACAGGGAAAAAACGTTTATGTCTCGCACTTACCGATGGGGATATGAACGGGGATTTGTGAAAGGTAATCCATGCAAGGGAGTTAAGCAATTTAAAGAGGAAGCGAGAGAGCGTTATATTACTGATGAAGAATATAACGCAGTGTATCAAGTCGCACCTGATGTTGTACGGGCCACGATGGAAATAGCTTATCTGTGTCTCGCCAGGCAAGCAGATGTGCTTTCATTGCGTAAAGATCAGTTCAGAGAATCGGGGATATACATCAGGCAGGGTAAAACAGGGGCAAAACAAATCAAGGCCTGGTCCGAACGATTACGTGATGCCATCGCCATGGCTGAATCACTACCGATTAAACAAGGTGTAAGTAGCGTCTACATCATCAGACAACAAAACGGCCAGCGATATACACGCGATGGATTTAACAGTCGATGGCGCAAAGCCAGAGAGGCGGCAAAAGAGGCAAATCCAAAGTTAGATTTTAATTTCACCTTCCATGACCTTAAAGCCAAGGGTATTTCTGATCTTGAAGGGACACTCAGTGAAAAACAGGCAATTTCAGGGCATAAAAACATGGGGCAAACAGCGAGGTATGACAGAAAAATAAAAATCGTGCCAGTGGTAGGTAATCAGAAAAAGTGAATTTTTATGCATTAATTGAATTTTATGTTCCTAACGCATGTTCCTAACATCTTCCTAAGATGATTTAGATCACAAAAAAACCGCCTCTCGGCGGTTAACGACATACTCGTACTACTTTGTTTTACTTAGACTATTTTCCATGGTGCCCGGGGCGGGACTTGAACCCGCACAGCCATAAGCCGAGGGATTTTAAATTCTACGCCAAATGCATAAACACCAATACGTTAGCGTTAAATCTCCTAAAATAAGCATTAAATAATTAATTTAAAAATCAGTGTATTACGTCATGGTCGAATTTACGGAATAGGACCGATATTTGACTAAAAATTAATGGCTTTAAGCCGCAGACCAGAATTGCAGATTGGTCAGAAAAAAGGTCTCAAATTAGTTCGGAAAAATTTCTCTCAATGACGGATTACACCGAAATAACCGACATTATCCAGAATGGGACTTAAGGAATTTTCCCAACAACTGTGTGATTTTTCAGATTGTTTTGTTTTCTCTAACTTATTGTCAAAACTAATTCGTACTCCAATAATCATTAATGTACATTCCCTTATAAAGATTTGTTGATCTGAAATTTTGCATAGAGAAAAACATTACGCCGGTTGAGGATGCAGCAAAAATTGGGTACCACAATCGCTGGCTGTATAATTTATATGCCCTACTCGGGCATTACTGAAAGATTAAAAAGGAATAAAAATGTCGACAAAAACATTCTATTTTTCTCGATGGGCCGACATGCGAGCTGAAGGTGTTGGTGCTGTACATGCCTCTTTCTCATTATCTATTAATGTAACTGAAGATAATGTTAAAGAAGGAAAGAGAATGTATTTATCAGCATCGCTGGTCTGTAATGCTGCTAAGGCCTATGGTTCCGGTAAAATTGTTCCCTGGTGTACAATAAAAAATAATATAGATAATAAAAAATATGTTTTAGAGAGTAATGGGGAATCTTTTATTCTCCGTCATGATGAAGTTCTTATCGGCAGCAGTTCATTTTTAATACCTTGTAAGAAAAACATACTCCCCGTCTTAGATATAGAAGCTGGGTATTTTTTACATACAGGTTATACCGGAATAATCAGGCCATTCCCTGGCAGTTTGACCAGACAAATCACATTAAATAAATTTTAGGATAATTTATTATGAAAAAATCAGTTAAATTATCTGTAGCAATATTTTATTTATTCCTGTGTATACCCGTTTTTTCTCTTCCTATTTTTAATGAGAGTCTGCCTGCAGATGACCCCACGCAGGAAGCGGTTCTACTTGTGCAGAAATTAATAACATCTGAAGATAGTGAAAAAAGTGAAATTTTCAAACAGTTTAAAAATCTGTTAGATGAAAACCCAGAAAACATTAATGTCAGAAAAATGTACACAAATAGCCTACTTGCTGATAGATACTATGCAGAAGGGCTACAAGAACTTGAGATACTCAACAAAAAGCATTTCACCCGAACTGACTTATTGACTGAGTGCATGGTAAAAGAAAGATTAGGGAAAAGAGATGATGAATGCTACAGGCAGGTTATTCACCTCTCAGAACAACAACAATCGATTGACTCCGATTACTTGACTGCACTTTTTTTCGCTAATGATAAACGATTCGAACCTTTAAAGAATCGCTTGATTAAAGAGGGAGTATTTAAGGAAAGTGACTTGTTAATATTCACCTTAAGCAAAGAGACGATGTTACGAGAGTTCTATCCATAGTTTATGGGTACCGGGAAGATTACAGTCTCAACAGTACCAAACATTGAGTATTCGGCTTATCAGGTTTGGCAGGCAGTCAAACAGGTATTCAGTAGCTCTGATTAGTAACTCAATCAGAGCTATCTATTGTATTTAAATCGCAAATGGCTGATAAAAATTTAAGCAAATTAAATGACAAGGAAAGATAATGAAAGGAATATTATACAATGTGTTATTTTCAACAATTCCATTTATTGTTATTGCTTTATTTTCAATGTGTTATTTAGAGTTTTTCCCTAATCACTTTGGTAAGCTAACATTGGTAACAATAATGATTGTATTTTTCGTATCATGTAAAATGATGCCTAATAAATATATTTGAAAATTTCACACAGCCGTCAACCATTTCTTTCTTATCTCTTATTGCTCTCTTGTCCATCCCTCTCCTTATAACATGCCCCTCGATAAGTGGAGTTCCCCTCTCATCTGACTACCGACACACCAGAAGTTTGCTGAAGACAATATAAAAGTAAGATTCGCTGGCAAGTTAACGATACTGTTACTCAGCCGGACCAGCAGGCCAAACAGGCACCCGGTAACCCTGATTAACCGCTTCGATCAGGAGCCAGTAAGGGATATCAGGCAATTCAATTCGTGGCCAGTTCTCCTGTGTCGGCCACGTTTTAAACGCTAAACGGGTCTCGGCTAATTCACGCCGTTGTTCTGATGTCAGTGGCATATCATCAATCGAGTAGTCGCTGACCATCATGGGATCAGTGGCTTCGATAAAGAAATCACGATATTGACGTGCTTTTGCCGCCAATTCATCAGATGTCAGTGGTGCAGGCAGAGGTGCATTTATCCAAGCAGGATGGCCATTAATCGTGCCAATTACCATTCCAACCGGAGGTGATTTCTTCCAATAATTTTTTTTCTCCTCTTCTGTCAGTTTTACTACATCAGGAGGCCAATTACCTGCCGCCTGATATTCAGACTGCCATGAATGCTGATAAAAACCTTTTGTCGTTCCTGAGAAATATATAATCATTATTACCTCACTGGCCGATAGCGAAAATAAGGGGATAGACCAGTTGTTCAAACCCAGTACCAAACCATTGAGGAAATACTTTTATGTCTGTTGTCGTCCAATTCGATATCTGGAAAATCTGGTCACTATATACAGTGTCATTACCTTTAGTGAACACTCCAGCAAAGACACATTTAGATGGAAATGCAATAGGGAAGGAAATTCGGGGATAAACTGATCGTTCAGTGCCGCTAATCGGTCCCGACATCCACTGAATAACCCAACCTCTGGGACTGTCAGGTATGCGAATATAATCCGCTTCTTTTAATTCTCGACTATTAAACAAACTCATCAGGACAGCTACGGATACTAAATTTTCCGTTAATCCTGCCGTAATGTCTGTTGTCGTAGCAATACCATGCTTTGCTGCCTCCCCTAGCCCCAAATTGACGAGAGCCTGCGCAACAGCAGCAGGCCCCGCTGCTGCTATTTCCGAAAAGTGATTGGCTGTCTGCAAATAGGTATTGGCATTTTCTTTACGCCACACGCCAATATCTAATGCGCCTGTTGGCTCTATCCCTGAGTTTTCTACTAATGCGAGATAGTGATTACCACCATGATTGACTCTCGCACCGACCTGATAGGGTGCATCAGCAAACCAAATCAACTGACCAAGGTTTTGCAATTCCTGTAAGGCCAAATCGACCCGGTTATGCCACCAGTTCTCCCATTTAGCCTCTGGGGGATCCTCTGATGCTCCCCCTGCCCAACCTCGAGCAATCAGAGCATCACCGGGGCGTTCAAATTGAACAGGTACACTGGCCCACGGTTTATTAAAACTCTCCTTTCTCGTCATATAACCTCCAATTATATATAAGCGCCGTTACCGTACGGTTGTGCATCGAATGTGCCTTTATAGGCAAAGGGATGATGATTAAGCCGGATCTGTCCCGCGTTGACGCCTTGTGGCCTGGGAATTAAATCAAACAGGTGGACGATTACTAATATATTGGCCGGAATGGGTTTATCGACCCAGATAGTCTTGATGGTCATGTCCTGCCCATCAATAACGGCGGAACTGACATCCAGAATGTAATCAGCGGCTGTTTTGATTTCATCCAATGTAGCATTGCTGTTGTTTTTCTGGATTTTGGCTTTAATTAATACACGATAAAGATAATCTGATACGGGTACCTTACCGATTTGTTCATGTGGTGCTTTATACGACGCGACATTATAGGGCTGTGCACCACCAGTGCCGTTATAAGCAAATACTGATAAATAATCATTGCGGATAAGTGGCCGCTCAGTAAATCCAACAATACGGCCACATATATCCAGTTGGTCGCCCTCACCATTATCAATATCCAGCAGGTTATTTATTTTGGTGATCTGCTCTTCCAGAGAAGATTGACTGATAGCCGGTAAGATACCCAACCATTCAACTAATTTCGGTGCATTTTTGTATTGCAGATAAATTCGTGACAATGCTTTTTTATGGTGGTTATACATAGACCACCTCGATATTTTCGGCACTAAATATGCCTAACTGGTTAAAGGCGAGCCTCACTACGCTATTGCTGGCCTGTTCGATAGTGGTGCCTACAGTGATTGCATTGACAAAGCCATTACCAGCCACCAAATGATTGACAGGGGTAAATAAGCGGCCAGCTCCAATATTTTCACCAATTTTAAAGCCCAGCTTAGAAAACCCATTGGTCTGATCAAAGCCAGTAATGCTGTACTCAACAATGGCCTGCTTTATTTCATCGTCAATGAATTCAGCATTGCTGACAACCTCTACCTTTGCATAAACCGGTACCAGTTGTGGGCGAAAGAAGGTTACGGTGATCGGGTTACCTTTTGGTGTAACAGTATCCAACGAGATTTTATTGGGAAATGTGTTGTAGCGGTTCAGCCCGCAGCCGGGGCTTTTATTGGTTGCGATACTGCAGATCACATCCTCAATGCTGCCACCATCAACAAATATCGCCATTGAGTGGCCGAATATCCCATTCTCATCCGCTTGATCCTCAACGTTTTCATAGATACGCGCCCGTTTAACATCCTCAATATTGACCAGTGCCGCATAAATATTATCAATCTGGTTTGATCCTGGTAACGCGACTGACTCATTGCGTCGAATGCGAAACGCATTATTGGTTTCTTTATCCAGCCCCATTGAAGCCGTCGCGCCATTAGTCACTGCTGTAATACCGCCGATGGGGGTCGCGATGATTGTCAGGTTATCGCTATTAGCCCCCTGCGCTCCAGCCAACGTACAAGTGGCGTTAACCGTCGCATTACCTGCCGCGTCGGTGACAACATCACCATCGGTCGCCCATAAAGTATTGGTTACTCTGTTTCTGATTAATGTTCCGGCCCTGACAGGGGTAAAAGCGATACCGTGAAAATTAACGGTCACGGTTGAATAGGTCGCACTTTTACGTTTGATTCCAGCAAATGCGGCGATGCGATCTAATTGTTGGTCAATCGCTGAATGGGGATCTGCGGCGTGATAGGCATTAATCACCGCTTCATCCAAATTGGCTAATACCTCACACCAAATAGCGATTGCCAAACCATCCGGTGATTCCGGATTAATATTCCAGCCATCATCAATAGCAAGATAATGCTGGCGCATGGTATCCAGATATTCACTCAACGTAGTGCCAGTAACTCCGTAACGATTAATGGTTGCCATCAGAACAAATCCTCAGTCAACAGGAAATCAAATGCATCGTTATGAATATCGATCACAGCAGCAAATACCGTAATTTTACGATTCTTCATATCCAGATCCATTTCAAAGCGGTTAATGGTCAGCACACCTTTGGCTGCCAGCAAGCGCTGCTTAATGTTGGCTTCGGCAATATCCTGCGAGGTTTTACCCAATATGCTTTGAAACCACGGCGTTCCCTCGGTAGCATTCAAAAAATACTCTCCGAGAAATAACCGCAGGCAGCAAATCATGGCTTGCCGGGTTGCCTCTTTGCCGGTGGCAAACTGGGTTCCATGGGTAATAATGTCGCCATTTTGGTAATTGCGGATCATCGTGCCTCCAGAAACAAAAAGCCCCAGCATTAGCCAGGGCGATAACAGGTAGGAGCAAATCTGAGTAATTAGGTTATTGCGGCCCATCAGTGCGATCATTGCCACGCTGTACACCGCCGTGGTCATGTTCACCAACCTCCAGATCACCAACTGCCAGGCCACCTTGTGTTACCTCGGTACGACCATTCAGCATGGTTTGCCCATCATTGGAAAACTCAGGGCCGCTGTATCTCATACCAGATCCGGTGAGTACCAGTGTGGTACCTCCGGCTACCAGTTTGATTTCACTCTCAGTGAGATGAATGCGCACACCGCCGCTTTTATTACTAAAACCGATGCCATCCGTCGGCAAGCCAGCGATAACGGTTTGTTGGGAACGGTAGCCAGGGGCAAAGAAAGCATCTGATGGATTAAACATTCGGGCATCCAGTGGGGCAACTGGCCCCCCTTGACTCAACCAATTGTCGATAGAACGCTGGCTGAAATGGATATAGCCCTCCGTACCCGTCGGTAATTCGTGAAAAACAGTCCACTCAGCACTACCGGAAAAGTGCACGGGCACATGTTCAATCAATGGCAGTGTGATGAACTGGTTGTCGCCAATGTGCCGTTGAATACCGCATTCCACTACAGCACGCTGTAACCTTGAGTTATAGCTAATGACCTTGCCGGGTATACCGATCATCAGATCATGTATCATGGTTTGTTTTAACATCATTAGCGTGGTATAGAGTGGATTACTCTCAATCATAATGACCTCAGAGAGTACGCCATTGACTGATCAGCGTGGTTTTCCATATATCCCCCCAAAAAGTCCCCTCATGGTATGTTCGTAACACATTAAACTGACCCGTCTGTTGCTGAATATTCGCCAGATTATTGAGATCGGTGTTATACATACCACTGAAGTTAATCGTCCAGAAACTGGACGTTACGTTAATCACATCGGCTGGCTGGATCTGATGATTCATTTTAACGTCAATCTCCATCGTATTGAGATACCAGCGGGGTACACTTTCCATACCATTCTTCGCAGTTATCTCATGGGTTGCCCATGTTCTGGCTGCCCCCTCTCTGGCTAATAGCACCCGTGATGACGTGATCATCCAGTAATATTTCCAGTCCTCTTTCATGCTGTCTAGAATATAGCGACATAAGCGACCACCGGAATTATAGGAGGTGGTAAAGCGAGGCAGATCTGAAAAGTCGCCAATCACTTCAACATCAAGACCAAAAGCCGCCGCAACATCTTTTAGCATTTCAATAGCCGGGGTATTGATTCCCCATGTTTTAAAAATCGTCGTATTCCATGTCAGACCAATAGTGCGGCAATACAGTCGCAGGCAGGTATTGACGCCCTCTTTGACCACTTCAATATTATGTATTTGCCCACTGAATATCGTGCCAATATTATCGCCATAACCTGCTTTCAAAATCAGGCGGCCATAGCGTTTTTCTTTATCGTCATAGCGTTGGATTAATGCACGAGTGCGAGCTGAAATACCGTAAAGGGTAATTCTGGCGGTTGCATCAACATTCTGCGGTGTATTATCTACAGCAAAGCGTATCTCCAATGGTGGCTGATACGTCAGCTCATCACCACTGACCAGGGTAATGGTTAGCTGGTAATTTCGGCCAAAATAGCTACTCATTATAGGGATACCATATCAGACGGTTACTGATGCCAAGATTAGCGATAGTTGGTGTATCCCCGTCGAAAACCAGAGGACCAATATCCGTATTTAACCCGGCCAATAAATTAACACCACTATGTAATGCACGTCCCAATACAACAGGTTCTCCCTGTTCATAGATATCAACGCAAAAATAATTAAACCGGGTGAGCCAATGAAGGCGAAATACCAGATAGTGATTATTCAATTGCACACGAAAACGTTGTATGGCATAACCTTTATTAAGCGGGATAATTTTCATCACGTGGCCTCGACAAATACCTCACCAAATGAAAATTCACGCTGCCCCTGAGTCGCTGCACTATCGCCATAGGGTAAATTGGCATTCGTCTCAGCCTCTGTGTCATAGATAATATTCAGTTGCAGCAGTTCAACAACGATTTCCAATCCACCTTCATTTTCTTTTTTCACCTGAGTTCGGGTATTGGTGATCAGGCAATTTTTATAAGCCGCACCACGACTGGCCACCAGCTCAAAAGGGGTATGTGAACGTTGTAATTCGCGTAATTGCTCGAGTAAGTTTTGCGATCGGGTTGAGCGAGATTGTGATCTTAGCGTACCGGAATAACGGCTGGAGCCTACCGAGGCCGCAATACCAGCCAGTGCTGCGGTCCTGCCTGAAAGCAAACTAGCCGCAACACCGGTTGTGATACTGGCACCGATCCCCAACAACCCGGTAATACCGCTATCTTGTTGAGCCATCAACTCGCGAAACCAGTTATCAGAAACACCAATGGTCATTGTTAAAGCCAACGCGCGAGTGACCGCATTATCGTGAGCCGTGTTAGCATTTTCCAGTGGGAACTCGCTGACATCGGTGCGTAGCTCACTGGACTCTTCCAGTAAAGCGTCAAAATAGAGATTGCCTATCCGGGGACGATTACGGGTAAATAATCCGGTGATTGCCATCAGTAGTGCTCCGTATACATCAGGTCCCTCGCCTGCTGTGCAAGCTGGGTAGTGGCTTGTAATATACCGTTACGAATAGAATCCGCATCGCCACCCACAGTGCCCACACTGATAGTATTATATTGTTCCAACCGAACATCTCCCCGTGGAGACGATGCAGCCATTGGTTGCACTGGGGTGATCTGGCGGTCAGAGTAGCCCTGAATATCTTCCCAAGAACGTTTCGGTTGTGCATAGTTTGACGATGGCAGTGAGGCCCAAACACCCCCTAATTCACCCGTTGCATCAGCAAAATTACCGTTTACGACATTTTCTAACTGGCCAGCTCGCTGGATAAGAAACAATGCAGCAATATCCTGACTGCGTGGTGAGAAGTCAGTCAGATTAAGGGCTTTGGCAGCATCATCCCAAGAGTCTCTGGTGAACTGATACCGCCCTGCAGCAGAGGTTTTATTAGGGGTACCGTCAGGTTGCTTAAACTCTATCAATTTTCGAGGGTGGTCACTGATATCATAAAATTGGTCACCACCAAACAACGTGTTATAACCGGAATTGGCATAACCAGCCGTTCCCTCTGCTTTAGCGAGCATGTCCAGATACTGACGAACGTTTGTGTGGTCAACCAAATGGCTAAGGTTGTTATTCCCTTTTTGATAAAAAATCTCGGGGCTATTTGGGTTGTTGGCCGCTGGTGTGAACTGGTTTAATTGCTGTGTGTCGTCACGGGTATCATACAATAGCGGGCTATAATTGGCCGTTTCTCCCGTGTTGGCTAATACCTCTGGATATTGGCGAACATTTGGATAATTAGCTGGGCGATTAAGGCCATCGGTATCGTCCAGATAAGGGATATCAGGATTATTCTTAGCCCAATTCTGACGTTTGAGCGAGTCGGGGTTGCTCATGGCTTTAGCATCATCAGCACTGGTGAAAATATTGCCGGGTGTCAATGCGGCAGTCACCCCGATGGTTACTGGATTAAACAACAATCGCGAGGTCCATCCTCGTTCACCAGCAACGGAGACCGGTGGTTTTCCTCCCGCACGAGGTAATATTCCTCCAACAAACTTTAGTGCACCCGCTGTACCCACGACCCCTGCTGCGGTCAAAATCGCTTTTGACACCTCAGGATTTTCATTAATAAACTGATTAATACTCCCTAATAAGGCATTAATTATTGGTAATAAGTCTCTTCCCATTAAACGTGCCAGATTCTCAAAATTGGTTGCCAAAGTAGCCATCTCTTTATTGAATGCATTGGCAGAGTCGATAAGTTTAGGATCCAGCGGTTTGTATAACGCTTCAAAATTTTTTAGTGAGGTATTAAATTTCTTTATTCCCCCCTCTAACAAGCGAGTAAACGGATCATTATCACCGGCACTAATCCCGTTACGTAGGTTTCGCCGCTGATCGTTATTCATTTTCTCGTATGCATTGATCAAATACGTCAGTGAATCCATACCGGTTTTAAGGGCAAACTCTGCGGGATTAAATAAGCCATTCCAATAAGCTTTATCCCCTAATTCGCCTTGAGTGGCACGTTGTTGTAAGTCAGGGATTTTCTGGACAATCTGGTTAGCCGCATCCGGGCTGAGGCCAAGACTGCGCATCGCATAACGTAGGCCGTCAATCTGCTTGACGGTAAAGTTGGTAATCTTACTCAACCTGTCCATTTCTAATACTGAGGCAGATAAATCAGCAGTCAGGGCTTTTAAACCGATACCGGTACCGGCTGCGGCGGCCAGTTGCAATATGCCGTCTTTAATCCCTTTAACGGCATCATTGGCTTTTTGAAAGCTCTTTGCATCCGTTTCCAGGCCAAGGGAAACCAAGAGAGAATCAATTGTCTCAGACATAGAAACCTCGTGATTTAGGTGTGAAAAAGCCCACGCAGTGGCGGGTTGGTATAGAAATAAATCAGATCATTAAGTAATGACAATAAAATCATTTAAAAATAATATATAGCACACCTAGAAAAAACATAAAAATACCGAGTAAATCTATATTATTAAGTCGACTTTTGGCATTCTGTATTTTTATTTTTAACGATTCTAATGTCTTAGCAGCAGACTTTCTTACTTCTTTTCCTTCATCGAATTCATAGTATCTTGAAAATGACTCATCTAAATCAGAAACCAAATGATCATATGATTCTCGTAATACATCATTAGATGTTTTTGTTATGTAATATATCATCCACAATCCAATTAGCACCAACAAATACTCCCATTCATTCGTGACCTTAGCTAAAGCAGCTACCGCTATCAATGCACCAGGAATAGCAAATGCTTTACTTTGACTAGAAGAAATAAAATCATTTATTTTTGTTGTGTACTCGATATTTTTCTTTTCAATTTCTGACAATATGGAATTTACAGAAAATCTTTTTGTGTAAAGATCCAATAAATCATTGTAGCGATTATATACTCTTTCTCCGGCAGTAATAATGTTGTCAATAGACTTATCATCCTTAACAAAATCACTGATAGCTTTTTTCAGTATGGATTTCCGCTCTCCCGACTGAGCATCATCTAAATTTAAAGTCATGATCAGTTTGCTTGCACTATCAAGAGATAATGAACTGAAATTAACTTTCTTGACGCGAGATAAATTATCATGCATCTCTACTACAATTTCCTTTCCTCCCTCATCATCAGGTAGATACCAAATACTCTTAGTATCAAAATGATGGTTTGAGAGTCTTACAAGCACTGTTCTCCATTCAATAAACTGTTTTATGCTATTTATTTCAGGAAAATCATCAAAAGAACTCCGTTGCTCACTTAGTAATAAAAACTTCTCAGGGACCATAGATAGGCTGCAACTTTTTCGCCACAACGAATCTAGAGATGAGAATATTATAGAGTCATCTCTAAAACTCCCACTACCAATGCTAAAAGCCAACGTGTTATCATCGATAATAATCTCTGCTATTAGCCCATACGTTTTCAGTTGTTTCGAGAAGTCTTCAGCTTTAACTGACTGTTCATTTAAACATACAGATACAAATCCATCGCTAAAATCAATAGAGGACAAAGCAAAAGAGTTAACGAACTCTCTAAAATCATCATTAACTGTCATGCCTCCCCCTATAATTTATTTATTTTCACTAAAGATAACATCCATTTTTCCGATGTCTTTCTCAGATAGTTTTATAATTAATAGTCCACCATCTTTTTTATATATTGCCTTTGCTTCGGAATCATTACCTATTCCAATAGCACTAACTGATATACTGCAGGAGTAATCTTTCTCTTCATCAGACAAGTCTATTTTCCCAAATTTCTTTTCTGAATTGATACTTGGCTCGAAATATTTATCTATTTTATAATTACCAAGCAATGTAAATTTAGCAAATTTACCCTTTGCATTAGAATCATCTGCAAGCACTTTATCTATACTGTTTTCTATATCTGAAATTGTAACTTTATTATTTGTCTTATTTTTCAGTTTTTCATGCATTAACTGCTTAACTGAATTCAGTACTTTTATTTTTTCAATAGGAGTTAACTTCATATGAACAATGAAATCTTTTACAGCCTGCTCTGACTCCTCTACACTTCTATTATTATTAAGATCTTCTTGGCAACCAATGGCTTTTTTGAAAAAATTACTATTTGACTTGCCGGTAATAAATTGTAAATAAGGATCGCTTGCATAATCTGGGTATGAAGCATCAAACAATGTAAGATCAACAAAAACTGCTTGTCGCAAAGCATCCATATCTATAGATGGTAGTTTTTTAGGAACTAGGTTTTCATCAAAATTAAAAACACTGTTGTTATCGATCATTATAACAAATAATTTACCGACACTTTCCACTTCATTATCCGTATGATAATGGATAAAAACCACAGATCCTCCAGAAGGTTTTCTTCTATTGAGTGCTGCTTCTGTTTTTATATTATTCATGAAAGCAGTAACGAACGTTTTAAAATCAATACCTGACTTAATGTATTTTTTTAAAACCGAAGCTGTACTATTCGGGAGTTCATTTTTTGTAATAAAACCATGGCTTTTACGCTTTAATTTGAATTTTTTTTCTGCTTGCAATATAAATGATTGAACATCATCGACATCTAATCCCCAGATTTCGCCAGTGGTCGCCTTAAACTCTAGACCACCTATACCTGGTACTACATCCAACCTAGCAGTAATAGCATTGTGTGCTTTATATACGATATCCTCTTTCTCTAAGGACTCATCATATCCACAATCACAAGCCTTAGTTTGCGCCTCTAAGTCAATTTCACGTCCACACGATTTACACAGCTCAGCTGCATGCTCTACCATGATAAGTCCCTTGCAAGATTGGCTAAATATTAAAGTTTACTTAACAATCCCCTATAATAAGCATGTTTTTAAAAATCGTAATCATGTAGTTAAACACAGTATTAATCACTGTGTTTACATACAGTACATCTAAGGTGACAAAAAAACAATAATAAATTATTAGTTACTCTGCTCTCAGTGGTACTCCATCACTGCCCTTTCTTTCAAAAATAGCTGCCATACATGATACTTTATTGCTGGATCCTCCCCCTTTCAACCACCACCACTATCTCATCCAACACATCATGCATCAGTTGCACATCATCAATGGTGTAAGTACCAGGCTCGACCAAAGTCAATTGATCTTCTGCAGTAAAATGAGTGAAATACCAGATCGCATTATTTTCTCCATTAATGCAGTTTTCGACATAGCCCCCAGCGGGTAACTGGCGGTTTTTATTTTTCCATATACCGCACAAAAATTATTTAATGAACATGTATGCTTGGTAATACTCTTTGCCAACCAATATCCGTCAGATCCTCCTCACGGATATTGCCGATTTCTCTACTTAAAATAACTCGAGCATCTTCAAGAGTTCTTTCATACTCAGTTGCCATAGTCCAAAGTGAAGCACCGAACGGTGAATGGAGTTTGCTCAGCCCTTCACTTACAATCTCGGCCTCTTCCCGCATATGGTTAGCAGCTTTGTATAACCATGCCAAAGAACACAGCTCATCAGTATTTATAGTCAGCGTATAGCTCTTCTTCCAAAACGCCCCCTGATACCCTATAGAAACTTCTCTATCCAGGAGATCTAAAACCCATCTACGGAATTTTTTAGCAACAACGGTTCGGGCAAACATTGCCACCAAGTGAGCACCGCGTAGAGAGAAAATGCGGACACGCCTTGCGCGTAACTTGTTGTTTATTCCATTGGTCATTGATTCAATGACCAATGATATCGCCGGAGTGAACTCATCCTTATTCTCATTAAAAAGGTTGGTTATTGATTTTGCACTTTTATATTGTAACGCTGCCGCCAATTCAGAAGATGCTAACCAAATTTGGCTCCCTTCTTGGATAGGGTGGAACTTAGTATTGTGGAATTGGAGTTGATTATTTGCTATACTTTTCATGTCGGTTACTCGCTTAAGGTTGCTGACAAAACGAGGCCCTGATTGTTACTAGCAGTCGGGGCCTCACTATTTTGATTACGCACTCAACTTCTCTTAATGCTACGAGCCAGTCTTTGAATAATGGCTGAGTTCAACGAAATTCCATTCGTTTTTCTTCTCGGTATACAATGTATCCACTACCGCCTCTTTTTGAGACCATAACGAAATAATGTCATTATGACATCAGTTGATATAGTGTCAATATGACAGTATTCTATGATACGGATTTGTATCACTCGATAAGTGCTCAGATGTCAGATAAACCAGTTTCAGCCCAAGATAAGTTTATGTTGCGCCTACCTGATGGTATGAGGGAAGCGATAGGAGAACGTGCCAAGCAAAATGGCCGTTCAATGAATTCTGAGATAGTACAAATCCTTCAAGACGCTATAGATGGGGAGAAAAATTTAACTGACCTCTCGTTACTTATTGAAAAAATACCTTCAAATGCAAATAGCGATGAAATAACTGAAGTTTTCAGGAAGCTGGTTGATCAACAAAATGAACTTCTCAAAAAATTTCTTGAACAAAACAATGTAATGAGAGTAATGCTTAAAGAAGCAAACAAAAGCTGACCAAAAGAGCACGGACGAACCAGAAAGCAAAAGTTCGCTCATTAATCGATGGCCGTATAGTTAATTCCTAATAGGTTTGTTATGGCTCGCAGGAAAGAATTAGTTGGCGTTACACACGGTATTATCCGCTCATTTAATAATAGAAATAATGACATAAATGGTTACTGGGCTATCGGACAACTGAAGTCTTTTGCTGCGCTGAATGGGCTTGCCTCAATAACGTTCAACTTATTGCCAATTGAACCGGCGTTCAATATTGAGCTAATAAACAAAGTGACCAAGAACTACTCCGCTAAGTTGTATTCACTTTTAATATCACAGCGCATACCCGTTGGTTGGATCCAGAATGCAGCCATCGTTATCCAGTTCAGCGGCGTTACACCATCCTTATCAGAAGTGAACCGCTGTTCATTTGGAGAGTTCTATCATTGTTCCTGTGAAGTAATCGACGACAACGGAAAAAGTTACATTGCGAGTGATTATGGGTTTTGCCTGCCGCATTCACCACATAAAGAGTTAAAGCGCTTCACTCGTTAGCCAGATGTCAAAATCTACTGAAAGCCAGCGTTTACGGTATCAGTACTGGTGCAAACGTCATCATTGATATGGACTGTTAAGCTACTTACTCCTTGCCCTTTCAATAACATCAATTAATTCGTCAATCACATCATGCATCAGTTGCACGTCATCAATGGTGTAAGTGCCATCCAGCATATCTGACCACCTCGCCAACGGCGGGCAGAGTTGCCCGGTACCGGTGCAGGGTCGCCATAAAAACCAATCTACACGGGAGGGTTGTGCGGGTTGTTTTCCGCGTTTTTTCCCTCGTCGCTGAGTTGCCAAAAAGGGCCGATATTCTCCCTTAGTACCAGTCCCAACAGTACCAGATAGTAATGTGCCTCATCCTGGAACAGGTTCTCACCCACAGGTACTTTATCTGATTGACGTACAATACTGCCGTTCTTCAAACACAACTCCTTCAACCGACTTAAACTCATGCTATCCACAGTCGCCAGACTTGCCGCAATCCCCATAGCCGTCACATTAGGGCTGATTGCAGGCAATAAACCGGATCTGGCCGCGATTTGCAGCATTTCCACTTGATCTCTGGCCGGGGAGGTTACGCCCTGAAAAACAGTGTCATCAATGATTACTTCAATGTTACGCCCCATATTTATGTTTCCTCTGCGCTGGCGAACTCGAAGATGAACTGTTCGTCATTCACCCCACTTTTCCCCGCACGAGTAGTAGAGCCACGATTGGTCATCACGCCGTCAAATCCGGCAAAGCGCTCATCGGTACCAGTCTGCGAAAACGTGAACGTGGCATCAATACCGGACTTTTCAGCGGCCAGCAGTTGCCGGGCCTGAACCGATCCCGGCATCAGATTTATCGTTAATCGTTTGGCACGGGTTTTATTATCCAGGCGAACAGACGTTCCGCCTATCCCGCGTTTTAGTGCTGCCCTGGGTTCTAGATCTTCAATGGTAATGGGTGGATCGGTATCACCAAAGTCATCAATAGGGATCCCGAAGACCGTTAGATTAGAACCGTCAGCGCCGTATCTGTGCATTGTCATAAAGGATCACTCCACGGTAGCATTGATTTCAGCAACATGACCCGCACGGCCTAAAATCACTAACAAGGTGGTTAACGGGTAAACACGTTTTTTGCGTTGGTCCGCCGTCAGTGAAAGCACATCCTCAGGACGTGACCGGATGACAAAACCAAAATCAGCCACTTTAGTCACACCATCTTCCGGATCAATATAGGAGCCAGTACCCAACACGCCATTATCGAAAAAACGCTTACAAGTGGTAGCGACTGTAGACAGTAACCCGTCGTAGTCCCGTGGGGTTAGTGCCCGTTTGGTGCCAACATTGGCAATGTAGTTGTAACCGTCCACCTGAATATGATTTTTCAACACATCCAGATTGAGCACATCATCGATAAATTCACCGTAGGACGACATCGACTTACTGTTAATCACACGGCTGCTATCAATTTGACCGGCCAATTCAATTTTGGTAAAAAAGACCGCATTTTTGGCTTTTAACGCATTGTAGGCGCTGGTCGCCATATCATCGCCCATGACACCTGGCAACACCTGATACTCACCAGTAATGGCGGTATCTAGCCCGGTTGGCCTGAACTTATGGAATGCCGCCGCCAATTGCACCATTGAATAGGCTTGTGTCGGGTCGGCAGTAACGGATCCAGCCGTTTTATACCCGACAAACACATGCCGATTACCTTTGCTTTTCAGTAGAGAAATGACATCATTATCTTTGTTTTGATCAGCTATATCGACGTCGCTAAATGTCCACCATACCGGATGGCTATTGGCATCAGACCAGTCGGCTAACTGGAGAATAATCTCATTAGTGGTGACATCACTGGTTTTGAAAAAGTAGTGATAGCGCCAAATGCGATCTGTTGCGCTGTTTACCATTTCCATCAACAGATCTTTGGTATTCTTCATCCAGACCGTGATTTGTGGCGGTTTGGGGATCTGCGCAAAATAGCGGGTGGCTATGTGATAAATCGGGCTGGTTGTTTTGAAATCAGCCCCAAGCTCTGGAAGTGATGCATAGTCACGAAATGAATCAGCACCAAACTTCACCCCTTCAGCTAAATCAGACGGGTCAGCAAACGTCAGGGCACTGGAGAAATCACCGTACCCGAGTCCTGCTGCCGTCAGAATAATATTGACGGGAATAATATTATCAACCGGATAAGCCATAAGTACCGTCTCTTTCTCTAATTTGAATGTCAAACCCTGCGGCGCGTAACAGCGTGTAGGATACGGTTTTCTCAATGAATAGATGGATATCAGCCTGATAGCGAGGTTGTAGCCCTGCCTGTAACAACCCTGTGAGATTTCGGCGGTTGCTGACAAAGCGCCAGGCGATCTTGTTGTGAAAAAGATAGTCACTGACGGGCGTCACAAAATTGGCATTGGCTAAATGCATGGCAGCAGTCGCCGCGCCAGCATTCAAAAAATTGACTGACAGCAAAAACACCATTGAGGTACAGGCTGTTTCTCGCAGGTCCTGCCAGTCGTTCCCTAATGCCGGGTCCGTTTCAACAATAACAGGGATAAATTCGCGCTTACGCCGGGTCTGTCCATAGGCTCGTACCGGAATGGGGTTATAAGTGGCGTACAAATCATTACCCACCGGAGGAGTACGGCCCTGGTCGGCTAAGACAACACGGTCGAGAGGGGTCTTGGTGGCCAGAGAAATCAATTGCTGAAATATCGGATACATCTCTTCAATAGTTTCCATCAGCCTGTACCTCGATAGCGTTCAACCAGTGCACGGCAAAAATTGCGCCAAGGCCGGTTATCGCAGGAAATGACCCGCCATTGCCGTATTGCCAACCCGTCACTGAATTCCAGCAAATCACTAAACCTCCCCTCGTCATCGGGCCACAGATAATTCACACCATCGTTGATGTATACCATCCGGAGATCTTGTGGATTTGCAGTGCCTCCCATGCCGATGAGCATCTGAATATCTTTCCATTTTACCGACTGAACATTCACTTTTTGCAATTCGGTGACCTGTGGTTCGCCCTGCAGCCAAATCCCACCGGGGCCGCGATAGTCACCGGCAGTCGGTCGAATCAACCGGATGCCACCCTCAATAGGCGAATTAAAGGTGGCATCAATATGCCCATGCATATCCAGACCATTACCGAACATGATTAATCCTCCACAATGTGAGTAATTACGCCCTTTAACATACCGTGGTTAATCAGTGGCGTTGCGGATCCCTTGGCGGCAATGGTTGCGTCAGCGTTGCCGGGTTGGATACCGGCCTCGATGGCCTCCTGGCAATACCCCACTGCACGCGCACCAATCTGATCCAGCATTTGGAATGCGGTGATTTCGCCGCGTGTGACCTGCGCAGTCAGTGCACGAAAAGCTTTTTTGATGTTGTCCTGATTTTGCCGTAGTGGAATACGTAAAAATGAGCGTTCAGGGATACGCCCGTCAGCAGAGCCAAATTCCTGTACCGCACCAATAACTACAATGGGCGCACCATCTTCATAAATACCGGTTCCCTCTGGCAGGCCCACCAGCACCCGACGTTTTGCAGTTGCCCTTTCATGGATCTGGCGCAGTTTCTGTGCCAGTTTTGTCCCACCCCGTATTTCAGCCCGCAGTTTCATACCATCACGCCCCCGGTACCGGCACGACGGCGCAAGCGAAGGAATTCCACGCCGTAAGTAGTCAGTGGCAAATCACCATTAATATTGAGATCGTCAGCAGTCACCGCAGGGACGGCAAAAGAAGTGGATTCATCACCAACAGATTTTGATGAGATGGCATAAGCGGCACCGACATCACCACCGATGGCCCTTTTTCGCATCACCAGTCGGTGGGCGGCAAAGGCAAACATGCCACGTTTTTTGATGGATGCAGGGCGGGCATTATATTTTAGCCAACGTTTGCCGGTTTCCGAATCGCCCTCTTCCAGTGCCTGAGTAACATCCCGCGCAGTCCACAAGGTGAGATCACTGAATTCCAGGTAATATTCACGAAAGTCGGCAACAACTTGATCGGTAATATTCACATTCCCCCCCAAAAACAAAAAACCGTCATTCAGACGGGTTATTAACGTTATCTGCATTATTGGGTGGCGGGTTTGGCTCAGTTTTATTTGCCGCTGCCAGTTTTGCTTTTTTAGTCTCGATAGCTTTTTGCAATGTTTCTGCCTTTGCAGCCGACGGGGCTTTCTTACCAAACAATGCTTCATATTCATCACGAATATCAGTGATGGTCACCTCATTACCATCAGAACGATCATTAGGCGACTCATCAAACTGATCTGCCGTCATCATGCCTGCCTGAGTGAAAAGATGGTTCGTAAAATCACCATTAACCACCACCGAATGACCGACAGCAATCGTAATACGCTGACCGGTTTTTTCATCAGTGACGGTCAGGGGCGAGGTGTACAAGTTGGTTAATTCAAACATGATTAAACCCCATCAACATAGTGAGCAGCCTTAGGGATACGCCATTCAGTACCACCAGTACGTAAAATGGCCGGGACTTTGAAGTTGATATTGTCAGCGGTAGCCGGTGCCATAAAACGTAATGGCATAACGTCATGGCCCTTCACTATCCGCATATCTTTTTTGTACACCATCATGCGATCTTTGCCCCTGATGCCCGCCCCAACCAGCAAGATATCGTCTTCAAATCCCATATCTTTGAAGTTGGTCCGCAGGAACTCCAACAGCGTGACATTTGAGGCGTTATGGGTGGATAACATGGTGCGCATCAAAAGCTGATATTGTTCCGGAGGAAGTACAAAGCCATTAGGGCGATGAACTGTCACGGTGTTCTTTAGATAGACCTGATTATAAGCTGCGCCAAAGAAGTCAATAATTGGCTGGGTCCCTTTATTGGGAATGTCTGCCACCAAGGCCTGTAGAGATACAGGGACAGCCTCGATACCTACACTGGAGCAGGTATACAACCCTTCACCAATGTCATCATGGCCTAACAGGTAGATTTTATTCAGGCCTTGCTCAACCACATCACGCACCGCCTGCCCACGTTCAGCATCCAGATTGACGTTATTTTCAATGGCAAAACCAATCTCCTCAATGGAATAGGTGTACCCCAATGCTGCAGTTTTGATTTCATGAAAGCCCTGATTCATGGCGATATCAACAGTGGGCACATCCGTCGAGTTGGGGCCAAAAACCTGTAACTCACCACGGGCATCAATTGAACGAAACGCGACCACTTTTATCCAGTCTGGTGCGCTGTCATCCAATGGTAATAATGTGTCGTATTTAAACTGCGGGTATTCAAGGCGGTAAATCTGCGACTCAATATGTGCGGCTTGCTGAACCAGAAATGACAGTGCCGATACGGGGCTGACATCAAATACACGTTGTTTCATGACTGTTTTCCTTTAACCGTTTATGCACCGCTACCAGATGCCGTGGTTGACGCAAAAATACCGTCAACACGGACCTCGCCAATTTCGCCTGCTACCACATCATCTACCCAGCAAACAAAATCCAACTTCACACCGATGCCCCCAGCAGTCAGGCGACCTTGATTATCCCCTCTGGCAGTAATGACAGTGACCGCATCACCCGCATTAGCCCCATTAACGCACAGGACAAACATCGGCCCTTTCCGCAGTAAAGACGCGACATGATCCACACCATAACCCACGTCATAATCCGGCGGATTCGTTGGCACGCTATTACTGAATTCCGCCATTGAACGGACGGTAAACCCGATGATCTGTGCTGCCATTGTGGTCGGTGTCACCGGGGCGCAAGAACGAATACCTGCCCCCCGGATCACCGCCCGACCAAATGGCACCATTTCTGTTTCAACGCGGCGGGATATCACTTCGCAAATATCAGTAGTAGAAATTTGCCCTTCGTATGCCTTGTCGCGCCACAGGGTGAAGTCACTCTGCGCAATAGCCATTATTTATCCTCCGGTTGTTTGCCATAACGTTTGTCCAGCCAGGTCTGGCGAACACTGTTACGGACCGACTGAGCATCACCCATTTTGATTTTCGTCATGTCGTGGCCCAAATTGATGATGGAGTCATTAACATCATCTTTATCATCAGGATCGTCGTCATCTTCATTTTCCCGACGCTCTTCTTCCGCATCGAAATACGCCAATACATAGGCATCAGGGGCCTTATCCCACGAAGCGTATTTGCGACATTTGATACCGGCCATATCCAATGCTGAACGTTTAATTTTCAGCGGTTCAACAGAGTCACAAATGAAATCCACACCCGCTATCTTGATGGCAGAGTCACGGGCAGTGATAACATCTGACAATCGTTTCGCAATGGCAGCGTCAGAAGCTTTTTCTTTTAATTGCGCGATCTCTTCATCTTTTGCGTCAGCTTTGGCTTCAGCCTCTTCCCGTTTCTTTTCCGCTTCATCTTTGGCGACTTTAGCCTTCTCCTTACCCTCTTCCGCATCTATGACACGTGTTTTCAGCGCATCAATAGAAGATTGGATCAGTTGCTGGGTTGCTTCATCCGCAACCTCCACACGTGCACCGGCATCCAACAGAACTTTAAACATGGGGTTCACTCCCTCTGGTTTGCGATCAAATAACCGCGCCAGATGTCCGGCTCTGGCCTGATCACACAGCGCGATATGGTTAATGGTGATGGTGCGTTGAATAAATTCGTAAGCAGTACCACAGGGTGCGATACCCGGTGCATGTTGATATTCAGAGGTATAACCGGCTGATAGCTCCTCTTTCTCTTGATTGATTTCATCAATGGCGTATTGATCTTTGATAAGAAGATCGACAACCACATAGTCAGCATCCTCAACATCCTGTCGGCCCGGAGAGATGATGTGCCCCACCGTCACCTGTCTGAACGTTTGGGCATTTACCAGATCATCAGGGTGATCAATCGTGATATCTGCATTGTCGTAACTGGCCAGACTCGCAGGGGAAAAAACTTCTTCTTGAGGACGGTAGACATTCACAATTTGACCGGGTGGCCGATCCGTTAATCCCAGTTCAGAGGCGAGATACTGCTGTACACCGACGCGGGCAACCCGCCCGGGGACTTTTAAATAGCCCTCAGCAGTGATTTCTCGTTGGGAATTAATCGGAAAGGACACACGGTCACGTACCGTGATCCGCATAATAAATCCTGTTAGTAATCAATATCTTTAAGTTGGGGTATCGCGTGACAGCGGCACCCTACATGTGCTCTGCCGGGGAATAACCCTGTTTCTCCGTTGTAGGCTGCACCCCGTAACCAGAGATAAACCCCTACGCCATAACCCACATCAGCGCGGGCAATTTCAAAACATTTGATTCTGGCCCGGGGATATTTACCCGCAGGGTTACCAGATACGCGTACATCTTGCGACGTAGACCAGCGAAAACGGACTATCCCTGCGTTCACCTGCCGTGTATGCGTAATATCACTACGAATTTTGGCAGTTTGGTCGAGGGAAATAAGATGTGATCGCTGATAGGTGGCACCGGTAACCTTCTGGATATTCCTGACCATCGTTGTCAGAGAATCACCTCGCATAATGCTGTCCATAACTTCCCGCTGAATATCATCGAAATAATCGGAGGACAGTGATTTGATCAGTGCAACATTGTTTTCCACCGATGCATCGAAATAATCGACCAATGACTCATTAACCATGAGTGAGGTCATATCGATACCGATGGCGCGATTAATTTGCTCGACAAATGCCGCTGAACTTTCAGACTCAGCCAGACTAACGACGCGCTGCGCTAATCGGTCAATCTGTCTGCCGAAAGTAGACGTATAAAACTTCTCCGATGCCTGCCTGATCGCCTGTTTGATGATATCGATCAGATAACTGTCGGCGGTGTAATTACGGCGTAACACAGGGATTAATACTTCATCCACGGATTGGGCCATTAACCGGACAATGTCACGTAACCGAGCACGATAATAGTATTCGGTTTCATTCGTCTGTTTAATTGGTCGGATGGGGGCTCTGCGATGTGGTGGGATCTGTTTTATCAGCGTCTGAAGTGTTGCCAAGCCTGAACTGATAATCACCTTGTCGTTCGGCGGCCTCGTCATCGGCAAGTCGGGTAATATCATTTTCGTCAATGCCATAAACCCCTTGCTCCATCAATTTACGGGCTACCTGCGATGGCAATACCACTCTCTGCCCAAGGCGAATTTCATCAGCCTGAGCATCTGCCAGCCGTTGTGTCGAAATTTCGGTATCCGTGGGTTGAGACAATGGCGCAAAGGTAAAATCCAGATGATCCGGCATCGTCCCCAGTGCTGAACGGACAAACACCTGATCCAGTCTTTTCAAAAATGGTCGGTATTTCGCTTCCTGATCCCCCTTGATAGTGCTGAAATAATTGTTCTGATCACCTTGCCCGGAGTCGCCCAGCCCTTTTGCCTGCACGCCGAACAATCGGGTCATGGGAATACCTGATGCGCCGGATGTCCATTCCATCAGGGCAGCCAGTACTTCCCCCAGACCACCAAAGGATATCTGTTTGCGATCCAGTACCTCATCGGTATCCAACAAAGCTAGCCGGAAGAGTGATTTCATCATGCCAAAAATGTGATAACGCTTTGCTATCGCCTCATCCATATCACCAGAAGAAAGATCATTCGCCAGATTCTTACGGTTTATGGTGTCGATATTGGCTTCCATAATCAGTGAGGAAATCCCCCCTTTGGCCGCAACTGCATCTTTCACGTCTTCAAGGCAACGTCTTAACCGGCTGTCATCCCAACCACCATTGATCATGCGTAGACACAGCCAGTTTTCATCTGCGGGATGGTATTCAAGCAGCGGATCAGTTTGTTCTGGCCTGAACCACGGGGAATGGTCAGAACCGGAATGCTTTTACGTTTTACCAACGTAGTAATCAGACCTTGACCGGCCTGCTTATCCTCGATACCCATATGGCGTAATGGCGCAGGGCGTTTGGGATTATAAGGCCGCCACTTCTCCCATAGATCCTGGGCGGTGGTCAGTAAATCTTCCGGGTCCCACCGGCCACGTACACTGTCGATAATGTAGAGATTGCTATCAACGCCCATTCCCACCAGCGTAAAGACGGTGTAGTCGTTGTAATCTTCAATTTTGCCGGAGTTGGTATCGACATAAACCGCCCGATGACTCAGCGGCGGTAAATGGGTGTAGCGCTTAAACCAGTCAGTATCGATTAACCCGCCTGTCAGTGCGCGTGGTCGCTGCATATACTGCGACATAAAAGTGTATTCGTCGCTTTCCCACAGGCGCAGCAAATCACCGATATCTTCATTTACCGGCCAGTAGGACCAGTAACTTACGCCGCCAACCACCACACTTTCAGTATGTTTAACCGAGAGCCAACATTGAGAGCGCCACGGCTCCGGCAGTGTATCTATGTACTCTTCACTGAGCAGAGCCGGAATGGTGATATGGTGAAAATCTATCCCCATTTTGCCGGAAAGCATAAAGCCGGTAGCATCGTCGGTATGCAACCGCTGCTGAATAGAGACGAACGGTGTCGGGTGCGCTTTGCTTTTATCGCCGCGCCGTGAGCGGATGGTATTCACCAATAAACGGTTAGCGCTGGTCCGTTTCGTCGCCGAAAACATATCATCGGGTTTGTTGTAATCATCCAGCCCGACAAAACCGGAGAAATCCGGTCCCGGATAACCCGCACGGCTACCGGTTAATTGGCCACCACTGGAGCGGGAGACCGTCTGCCCCACCGTCCGACCTCGGCTATTAACGATTTCCCATTCTTCCGCCTGATTCACCCCAAAGCGGCAAGGCCATAATGACTGGTATTCAGGGCTGGCGATAATATCGCGGGTGCGGCGGCTATTACGCTTTACCAGCGTATCGGCAAACGACACATTGAGATTACGAAAACGCGGTAACTTGCCCGTCTGCACCAACATATTGATATAGGCAGGCAGATGAACCGAAATGAATTCTGTTTTAGTCCCACCGGGTGGCACGTTAACAATCAGATTGCGCGGTTGCAGACGGTTATTAACCAGGTCATCCAGCGTCGAGGCCATCATTTTATGATGCCAGTTCACCAACAGCCGATCACTCTGCAACAGCTCAAACCAGATACGGGTAAAGTTGAGAAACGATTTCTCAGATCGGGATTTCAGGGCGACACGCGACGGGAAATCCAGATTTTCCCATTCGAGAATATCGCTCATGTGGTGATCCTGCTATCGCGCCATGTTTGGGTGATTTATCGCCATTATTCCCCTTGCACTTTTTGCCCGATAGGGACAAAATGACATTTGTAATTACAGATGTCATTACGTAAGTGAGGTTCAAATATGGGTAATATTAATATTCGCATTGATGATGACTTAAAAGATCGTTCTTATGCGGTACTGGAAAAACTGGGCGTCACCCCCTCTGATTTACTGCGCCAGACGCTGGAATATGTGGCACAAAGTGGCAAACTGCCCTTTAAATCCGTGTTGCTGACTGATGAAGATCAAGCATTGGTCGCCGTAGTCAGAGAACGTTTAGCCAATCCACAACCGGTCAGGGTGTCACTGGATGACTTATAATCTTGATTTTGATCGCCGGGCGCTGAAGGAATGGCATAAACTCGGCGATACCGTACGTCAGCAATTTAAGAAAAAGCTGCTCGAAGTGATTAAAAATCCACGCGTTGAAGCCAATAAACTGCGCGACTTGCCTGATTGCTACAAAATAAAACTACGCAGCGCCGGATACCGCCTGATTTATCAGGTGCAAGACGAAAAAATCACGGTTTTTGTGGTTGCCGTGGGTAAACGGGATCGTGAAGAAGCCTACAGTGAAGCTGGCAAGCGCGTCTGATTGTCAGTATTCAATCCAACCCCGGCAATTTACCCTCTAACATCTGCTGAGCGTTCGAATAATCTTCTGGCTTGTAATTCACCTGGTTAATGGCACCACCATCAGGGCCGCTGATTTCGGTTTTATTTTTCAGCATACCCAAATGCTGCCCAACCATTTTTAACGCGTCGTCCTGATTACGGGTAATGACCTCTAAGCCAAACTTACCTTGCTTAACACCAGCATAAAGACGACGGGCTGAAACCGATAAATCACGCGAATCATGAAAATGTGCCCTGCCTTGTCCCTCCCCATTACAACGTGGACAATCCGGATTGGGATCGAGCGTGCTGTCAAAACCATAACCGCCATCATCCAGTGGCGCAGGTTTTCCGTTATTGGTTCTTTTCTCTGATTCTTCCTGATATTCCTGCTCGTTAATCCACTGGTATTTATTTTCAATGCCCCAACAGTGACGGCAGCATAAACGGCGAAACTCTGAAATTTCGTTGGCGTTGGCTGTTGCAATATCCCACCACCAGCTTAAAACAGCATCCTGCGTGATATGTGTCCTTCTTTCTCTTGCCGCCATGGTATCGTGTATGGCTTTGTTTACTGATACGTGACGATACAGTCGACGGGCAGCAGCGGCACCGGTTAATCCCTTACATTTATATCCGGCCCGTTTATAAGCAGCCGTTTTATCTAAATCAATTAAATATTCACTGACGAATTTTGCCTGCATATCGTTAAGCCCATATCTACGGGCAATAGAGCAGCTTTCTTCAATTTGATTTTCATTTGGTGAGCAATTTGCATCAATTTGGTTTTCAATTGGAGAAATTAATTTTTTAGTCTTGGTTCGCAGGTTCGCACAGGAATTATGCGAACCTGTTTTGCGAACCTTTTCGGGCTTAGGCCAACTGTCGGCTTTAGCCTTCTTCCGTATTGCTGTATCACTTACATCGTACTTTTTAGCTAATGCACGAACAGAGAGCAGCCCGGTACAGTATTCGCGCTTTATCGCTCCCCAATCCGGTTTTTTCATTTTTTACTCACATTTTGGTTTTAAATATTCCAGCAAGAAAATCATGGCTCGCGTGTCGCCTTTCTTGGCTTTGATAAAAAGCGAATTTGACAGGTCGGCTATCCCTTTAGCCTTTCCCCGGCGTACTGTCAGTCGGTAAAGTGAAATAGCAGGTTTGTCTCTTCGTAACTTATCAATATCTATATCCAGTGTGTCAGCTATCTGTTGTTCCGTTAATCCACGCCCAGCCAATGCCTCGACCTTATCAAGTATCGGCTTATCCATCGTCATACCCTCTTTGGATAGGGTTTATGACGTGATAGCAGAATTTTTTTCATTTTCTTGTCAAGGGGCATCAGGTATTTATGCTTTCCTGCTGTCTTGAACTCTTGGGCGTTGGGGTCTAAATACTGTCGGATTGATTCAAGACTTTGCTTTACCCCTTTGGCAAAAATGCTGCGCGGGTGAGTTTTCTTACCTTTGATAATGAACGCCCCCACTGTTCCGGCACCAAATAGCCCCTCATATATCCAATTGGTGGCCTGATAAATTCCGCCATGATGATTTTGATCTTTATCTGCATAGGAGACGATTAGTCGCAGACCGGGGCAAACATCAGCAAGAAATTTAATCGCTTTTGCCAATATCTGACTAACTGGCGATATGTGCTGACGTAATGCCACACGGGTAAGTTCGCACACTTGATCCTGCTGCAAACTGTAAGGCTGCCCAATATGGTTATTGGCACCGCGGCTAAAAATAACGACACCAATAAATTTCCCATCTTCCCACGCACCCACTTTTACCAATTTTCCCACTGGTACCGCTTTGGCATAATGCCAGTTAAGGCAGGCAAAGCTGGCAGCCTGATGAGTCGCCCAATCCACCGTGAGTGTTGTCATAGAACACCCCCACAGTGTGGGCAGAGCTTGGCATCCAGGTGATCGAGCTTTCCCTGACCATCTTCGTTACCAGGCATAAAATCGAGATTCAACATTTGATCGATTTCATCAGACAAAAATCCGGTTAGGCCAAGGTCAAAATTTTCTGCCAATAAATCACTTAATTCCAACGTTAGGAAGTCCAAATCCCATCCGGCATTCAACGACAATTTATTGTCAGCAATACGATAGGCTTTTTTCTCTGATTTTGTTAAACCACATAACGTGATTGTGGGTACATCTTCAATACAACACTGCTCTGCAGCCAGTAAACGGCCATGACCTGCGATAACCTCCCCTTGCTCATCAATCAAAACCGGATTCGTCCACCCAAATTGTTTGATACTCGCGGCAATTTCATCTACCTGATCCGCTGAGTGTGTTCGTGGGTTATTTGCATAGCCCATCAGCAAAGTGAGAGGCTTGTAGAGTATCTCCAATTTTCTGTGATTTTTTTCTATGGCCATGGTGTATGTTCCAACTAAAATGACCCTGCTCTCGAGAGCAAGTGGGCCTTGGTTCGTACTCATGACCGATCCTGTGGGTACCCACGCTAGTGCATTATCAGCTTCCAGTTTATTCACCTCACTACACTTCTCTGCTGTCAGCCTCATTCCTTTCATTATCTGACCGAGATCAATCATGTCATTAAAATACGCTTAATTTATACCCTGGGTGGTGAGCGTGGCGAAATCCCTGCTTATGGCTGCACCCCATATATCTACAACAGCAAAAATGGCCTCATCTGTGATAGCGAAGTCACCAAAAAATCGCTAACGGATGCCACTAAAAAGGCGCTGTCACAACTTGGTTTCTCTGCTGATGTATTCCTCGGCCTTTTTGATGATCTCGGATACCGCAAAGATAACGCCGCTGAATTCGCCATCAAGAACGCCACCGATGAAGCCGGTGACACTATTCGCTTACGAAAAGAGCTCGATGAAAAACTAACAAAACTCAGCAACACAATATCAAACGCAGTAACACCCAACGAAGCGAAAAAAATCTACGCCACCGTTGCGCGTGAAATTAAAGTGCATCAAAAAAATGCCGAGGCAAATGCTGATCACGAGCACGCCAACTACCTCAAATCCCGCCTGCTTGCGTTACACCGCCTCACTGAAAAGCGGGTTATCCGCGAGCTGGTATTCAAAATCATCAATAAAAAGGCAGGAACCACTGATGTTAACCAATAAATTTATTCTCGGCAAAGCCAGCGAAAGTAATCTGATCGGCGTACATCCTGATTTGGTTAAAGTGGTGCGCCGCGCGCTGGAACTGACCCCGCTTGATTTTAAAGTGATTGAGGGCTGTCGCACGCTGGAACGCCAGCGCGAACTGGTCAAAGTCGGAGCCAGCCAAACCTTAAACAGCCGCCACTTAACCGGCCATGCGGTAGATATTGTACCGCTGCCACGCGGTAAGGTCAGTTGGGAGTGGAAATATTTTTATCCAATGGCTGACGCAATGAAACAGGCCGCTGCCGAGCTGAGGATCGCCGTGGAATGGGGCGGTAACTGGACCACCTTTAAAGACGGCCCACATTTTCAATTGCCCGCCCGTCAATATCCGAGCTGACACCATGCCACTCTTCAACACCGCTCCGCTCGCATGGGCGATTGCCGCCGCCTTACTGCTTGCCGGTGGCGTACAGACTTACCGTTTGTCTGAGGCTCGGCAAGTGATGATTGACCAGCAAGCGGCCGAGGTGGCCAGCAAAAACGGCCAACTTATTGCGCTGGCACTGACCGCCAATGCCAATAATCAGGCACAGGCCCAATTGCGCCAACAGGTTGCCAGTACGGATCAGTTGTTGGCGCAACGTAATAGCCAAATCAAGAGGTTATACCGTGAAAATGAAACATTGCGCCGCTGGGCTGATACTCCCCTGCCTGATGATATTATCCGGCTGCGTCAGCGCCCCGCCCTCACCGGGGCCGCAGATTACCGTCAATGGCTGTCCGAGAGTGGCGCAGTGCCAGTTTCCGGCAGCAGGGCCGCAAACTAACGGTGATTTAAACGACGATATTGATCGCCTTGAGGCCGCATTGCACGCTTGCGCGGCACAGGTCGATACCGTCTTTATTTGCCAGCAAGGGGCCGCTGATGCTAAAGCCTGATTCGCTGCGTACCGCCATTTTAAAGGCGGTGCCGTATATCAAGCAAAACCCAGACTGCTTACATGTCTTTATCGATAAAGGGGCGATTATTGCCACGCTGGCCCCGTCACTCTCTTTTGAGTATCAGTACACCTTAAATCTG